TCCTTCAAGAGAAAGTTCTGTTGATGACTCTAAATGGTTTTTTCTACCTTTCAATTGAAGATGTTATGAGTTCCCATCGAGGATGTTTGGGGAGTCAACGTTATTTCATGACGTAATTAACCCTTTCATAAGCAATTAGTCACTTGCACACGGGTGATGTTACTCATCAGTAAACCATAAGACTATTAGGTTTATACCTGGTAGTCTTTTTTATGTTATGTTATATATATCTCATATATTTTGATATCAATGCCAAGACCTAAA